CAGTATCGAAGTCACCTTCCATCGCAGTTTTGATAGGAGATCTAACGAACATTTTTAATCCGTTAGGGATATCAGTTAACAAGAAGTATGAATCAGTGTCAGTTAAAAAGTTATTAACTCTGTAACCTTCAGGAACCATACCCATGTTATTAATTGCGTTGATGTCATTGTCGGCAGTTCCAACTCTCATTGGAGACTTCATGATTCTCTCAGCAGTAAATTGTAATTCTTTTGGAATTATCATTTTTCTACCGGAAGCGGCTATTTTCAAGCCTCTCTCATCGACAAATCCAGCAATGTCAATTAATGACTGCTCGAGTGAAGTTTCGTTAAGATCTGCAGCAGTTGCTAGAACGTTTGAGAAAGTTCCACCAGTTGCTAATGGGTGAGCGTTGTTAATCAACGACTTACCATCTCCACCAACAGCAGTAATTACTTGCGCATTGTTCAATACGTTTGCAGCTTTAACTTGCTTCGTGTTTGCCATAGATCTTGCTAGGGCTCTTGTGTATCTTCCCGCAAGTCTATCGTATAGGTTATCTTCGATTGCTTCCTCAGTGATAGAGAATGCTAATGCGATTGTTTCGTGGTTGTATCTAGCTGTGAAAGTTTCACCTGCTTGATCGAACACTACTCCAGCACCTTCTTGTTTAACTGGTGCAGAAGCGAAACCGCTTAACATTACTTCTTCTTCGAAAGCTCTGTCAGATGTTTCAGTAGAATAGATTTCAGCATGCTGATTCTCATATCTACCATACTCCAGGCCGAATAAGGCATTCAAACCTGGCTCTAGTTCTTTAACTAGTTGTGATCGTGATATTGCCATAGTTTATCCTCCTTATGCTATACCTGTACCACTTCTAAAGAAGTGATTGTTGATTCTAACAAGAATGTTAGCGTTTGACACAGTCACATCTGAATTATCAGGGTCTTGTGAAATGTCAATTGCTTGCACAGCGAATGTAGTTTGAGTACCTGAAGCACTTACATCTAATTGCACTTGTGATATTCCTGTTGCTGTAGTACCAGTAGCATTAGTAACTGAGTAGTTTTTAAAAAGATCCGCTCTTGTAAAACTCTGATCAGCGTCCATTAAGAATACTGCATCTGGATCGTCAACAACAAAGGCAGTAATGTCGCCTTGAGTTGGTGTAATTCCACCAGGGTAGTAATTCTTATAAGTTGGCTTTTGAGTAGTTGGATCGTTGTAAAACACTCCGTTAAAAACACCCACAACAGCTGTACCATTTCCAGCAGTATGTCTTTCGATATTTCCTGTTGATACAGGGATTACCAAGTCACCTTGATATATCGCAGTTGCATAACCTGCTTTGATAGTGTATCTGTTCTGAGCTCCTACTAATGGTGTACCGTCTAGTTTTCTGTATGGTCTTAGACCAAACTTTTCTAGTTGATTTGCCATAGTTGTTTTCTCCTTTAACTATATGTTTATATTATCCAAGCTATCTCGGGTAGGTAATGCAAAAAAATTATTTTTTACGACTACCACCAAAGGTAACTCTAGACTGTCTATCAATATTGATAGGCATGTCCGGGTGTTGCTCCTTCATAAGATCTCGATCTATCGCGTCTGTTCTGTCTTGAGTTATTCTTCTAAAATACTCAGCACGACTTTTCAAAATCTCTTCCGGTATCCTTGCCAACACAAGGCCACCAATTCCGATTAAACCAGCATGTCTGCCTTCATGAATAACAGGGTAATCGTTTTCGCCAATCTCACTTAAAATGGTTTCGGCTTTAACGAATTCCCAGCCTTCTCTAAGTTTCTTAGATACATTACCTGGATCTTCGAAACCCGCAGTTGCAGTTCGTATCCATCTATGTGCATACCCCTGCGGTGCAGCTGGCGCATCCAAACTGGATGGTGGAGTCCAATCTTTTTTACGAGTTGATTTTTCTCTCGTACTAGACTCGCGTGAAGTTTTTATATTTGTCATAGTTTATGCTCCTTCCTTCACGTATTTTGCGTATTCCTCTAGTGGCACCCCTAATTTCTTAGCGATAACTACCTGTGATTTGGTGAGTTTCACAGACTTGCGTCCTCCAGCTCTTCTACTGACTGAACCTACATTCTGGACGGGTTCTTTTGTAGTTCTTACTTCTTCAGTAGCTTTCTGTGCAAACTTTTGAGGGAAATACTCCTTCATACGTTTGTTGATTTGATTATAGTATTCATCACTCTCTGCGTCAATTCCCTCCTGCAAAAGGTCTTCGTGTATTCCCATAGCAGCAGAAGTTAATACCCTATCAGAGCCAAACCATTCATTTTCCTCAGCCCATTCTTGAGCTTTACGGCTAATTTGTGGTTGTAGAGCATCATTAGGTTGCTGTTCCACAGGTTGTGATTCTACTTGTTTTTTCTTAGACTCTTT